TAGACAACCCTTATTGAGAACGGTTCCCATTAAGCGGGCATGATACACCCGACACGCCGTGCCGTGTTGACATGTGCGGTGATGTGTGCTACGCGGATGTGCGCGTGGGATTGCGGTGTGGTTGTGGCGTATCGTGTTGTGTGGTGTGGTATTATGTAAGTGTCGGTTTCGATGAAAGGAAAAAATAAAATGATTAATTTTAATGCTTATGTTATCGAACTTGAAGAGGACACTTGGTACAAAGTTTGCATTGAAGACTTGCTTACGACTACCGTTCGTGATAATGGTTATTTTGATGATACTGTTATTACGTTCGAGTCCGCACTTGCAACGGTTGTCGAATTTTCAGTGAGCAACGATTATGATTACGTCGAAACCGAACGGTGTTTAAGTAAGAAAGGTCGCCGTTGTCGTAAATATGTTATTTCGGTTGATAACGGTGATGATTGATATAAATATAAAACCGGTTGGCGATAATGCCAACCGGTTTTTTGTGTTAGAAGCCCGCTAGTAGTCGTATGCCACCGGCGATTATGTCACCGGCGGCTATGTTGTTTACACCTTGCAGTGCTAATGTGTTTTTATCGATTGAGACGAAATATTTGTCGCTGAAGTCTTTGTAGTATATTGATGCGCCTACGCTGAATTGTTTGGCGATTTTGAATATTCTATCGCCATTTTTTTGCGCGCCGTTTGTTTTTACATTGTATTGAATTGATAGTATACCGTTGGTTTCAAAAATTGATATATTATTCCATGTGCCGTTAATTTGTGATTCGTTAGGGAAACCGCTTTGTGTCGGAAAAAATGTTGTGCCGTGTAGTATGCAACTACCTATAGCGTGGCCCACTGCGCTGTATCCGCCTTTTGATAGGTGTGCGCCGTCGCCATCGTCGCCGCCATCGGCTGCGCGACTTGCCCATACGCCCGCGCGATATGCGCCCTCATGTATAACAACGTTTGGAATGTCGTGTTTTGTGGCGAAAAGGTTGTAAACCTGTTGCCGATAATCCGGTGCCACGGCCCACTTTGCGTTTTGTCGGTTCATTGATTCACCTATTGCTAGACACATTGGAAATATATCAATTATTGCGTTTGGTGCTTCGGTATGTATTGTGTTTAGTAATTTGTTTATGCTGTTATCGATGGTCGCTAATGGTACATTGCTATTTAGCATTTTACTCGCGTCATTTTGCCCGCCAATGATGATAACTCTATTGACATGTTGTTTATCGGTCACGGCGTTCCATCGGTCAAGGAATTTGCCGTCATCACCGCTTGCGTAGAATCCGCCCGCGCTTGTTCCTAGTGTTTGTTTCGTGGTTGGCTTTAGTATGTCATAAATGGCGTTAGCCGGTGAATCAGCTAAGTGTTTTGCGTTACTATAGTATCCGTCTACCCAGCTGTCCCCGATTACGACAATATTATCATTGTATCCGATTGCTTGTGTAATGATTTGCGCGTTTTGGTTTGTTTTAATGTTGAGCGCGGATATATTGTTTTTATTGATTTCGGCTTGTTCGGCCGCCGTATCCCAACGTGTTTTAGTTGTTTCGGCGGTAACTGTGTCGGTTATTCCGAGCGCGTTTAAGTTGCTTTCTGTGTTGTTTGCCTTTTCGGTTGTAACAGCAAGATTCGACGCGGTTTTGTTAATCTTGTTTTTAAGCGTGGTGGCGGTGGTTTCGTCGGTTACGCCTAATGCCGCTAGATTGTCGTTTGTGGTTTGTATTTCCGTTATGGCTTGATTTGCAGTGTTTAGCGCGTTACTAGCGTTAGTATTTACTTTGTATAGATTGGTATCGATAATATCCATTGACGCGTTATATTGGTCGTTGAGGTTTGCCGCGTCACCGGCTGTATATTTTTCAAGATTGAAATTGGTTGTATAGTCTGTCATTTTGTGGTTTCCTTTCGTATCGTTTGAGGATGATTAATTTCCGCTTGCACTTGTATTTGATGTATGGTACGGTCGATAATCCGTATTGCCGCGTTGTACCCATCGCGCAAGTCCGCTAGGTCGCCGGCTTCATACAATGGCAGATGATAAAACGGTGTTTCTGTAGCCATAGTATATCCTTTCTGTTATTCGACATTACCGGGAATAATAAACCCCTCGGCGGTTTTCTTTGCGTTTGCAAGGTCGGTAACGGTAAACGCTTCGGTTCCGATTTTATTCAGAATGTGATTTAACGTTGCGCCTAGGGTTGCCGCGTTGCTACTGGAAATACCTAACGCTGTGCAGAACGCTTCAAGGCCGTCGGGTAACGCGTTTTCCTGTCCGGCTTGCTCGGCTTTATCGTTGATTTGCTTAAGCGCTGCATCAACTTTATCCATTGACGAATTATATTGGTCTAATAGATTTGCCGAACTGCCCGCGTCATATTTTTCAAGCTTATAGTTTGTAGTTTCCGCCATAATTTATCCTTTCGTGCTTATAACGACGGGTAAGGTTTGCCGGTTTCCGTATCGGTAACACGGGGCGTGTTGTCGTTGAATATGGTGAGGTTGCCGACTGCGGGCGTTTCGTCGGTACGGTGTTCGGATAATTTGTCTATGTCAATGTCAGCAATTTGACTGATTCGTGCACCGTAAACGGACAATTCACGATAGAGGTCACGTAATGCGGTTTTACTATCAGTGTATTCACCTTTTGTGACGTTCCATATCAGTTGTGTGTTTCCTATGTGTTCGATTTGTTCTTGTATTTGCGCGATGGCTAACGCGTAATCGTTTATGTGCGCTTCAATGTTTTTTATTCTTGCATCATAGTCGGCTAACGTTTTGTTTATGTCGGTTACGATTTCGTCAAGATATGCCGTTATGTGGTCGATTTCGCACGCGATGTGTTTTATTATTTCCTCTTGACTTTTAGCGTTCCAATAGAACGCGGGTATGGCGGGCGTGTACGGCCATACCGAGAAAAACGGCAGCAGTGGAAACATGTGTGCTATCCTTTCAGTAATTGTTTATGTTTATCGTCCATAATGGGCTAAAACATGTTTCAAGATGTTCAAGCAATAGTACGTCAATATCGACGTAATCGCCGTTGCGTATTCGATTGACTTTATCCATGAAATCGCCGTTTGCGATTGTCTCATATTGATTGTCGGTCGCGTTGCTTGCGTAATCCTGATTTTCGGCCAATTGCGTGGCTGGAAAATCGGAAAACACGGTGCGCATTTTATGCCATGTGTCCATATCGGATAGCATGACGCCGGAATTGCCGTCAACCGCCGCGTACAATGGTTTCAGGGTCGGCATTATTTCGTATATCAATCGTAGGAAATGCCGTTTCCATCGGCTCGCTGGCAATACGCCTATTTCACGGTCATAAAAACGGTTTTCGATTTTCTTGCAGCAACGCACGTATTGCGTGTCATCATAGGCAATGTCCCGCCATGACCATGCGGCATTATCCCAGTCAACACCGCCCGGCACGTCGAGCAGTTCACCGAAAGTGTACGTCATTACACCGTGGAAATCGTCGCGCGATTCACATGGCTGATAATGGTTTATGTCATTCTGCATTGTCATCGTCGTTCATTCTTTCCACGTCCGTCAAGTAAGCGTAGTTGCGTGAAACATTGTCTTCGTTCCATACAACCTGTATCGGTTTCTTGAGGTATTTTCTAAACCTTGTGTTGAGAATGTCGCACGCGGCACGGCGTTCCTCAAGCTCGGATAGTGCGCGTAGATCAGTCGGTTCGCCGTAATCGTTGATTTCGTCGGCGGTCTGCCGTTCCATTTTCAACGGAAGATTTTTAATGCCTAACGATTGGTAGAACGCGTTCCATGTGTTCTGTATATCGTTCTGCAATTCCATGCCGATATATTCGACGTTGGTTTTCAGTACGTTTGCTTTCATCGAATCAGTGAAACCCGGTGTCGCCATGATAGCCATTTCGCCGCCTGAGATTTGCTTGATAACGTTGATGCCCGCCGTTTGCTGTCCGGCTGGAACCTCAAGAATGAACGGCGTTTTCTGATTGAAACGATTTTGCCGACGTGTCATGTACAAATCTTCTATTTCATGTGCGAAAAATTCAATAGTCGGAATGAGTGGCGTACGGGCGCGGTTGGCGTAGATGAAAACACCATTGGAATTGTTCACCGGAAAACGCCAGCCGTTAATACCGTAACTATCCCATTTCTTCGGTTTGTAATAGACGTTGAAATTTGAGGTAGTCACCGCTTGCGTGCTGAAAAACACGCCCGGTTTGCTATGTGGAAATGCGATTGTGGCGTAACCGAAATACAATAGATTGTATTCCAAAAACCATGCGTCGCAAGTTTTCGGCAGATTCAACCACTTGAAACGAGATAGCGCGATATTCAGCATTTGAGAATACGCCATTGAATACGCTTGTGAATTGAGCGATTGGGATTGCTGCCACATCGGTGCGCCGCGTTCACCCATTTCCGCACGGGTCAATTGCCTTTTATGCGTGCGTTTACGTCCCATGTTTTCCACCTTATATATTGTCGTGCACGAAGTCGCCGCCGACTTCCTCGGGGCTATTCCATATTGTAACACCGGAGCTGAAAATATCCCTGATTGTCTGCAATTGTTCGTTTTGCGCAAGCGGGCATAGCATCCATATGTCGGCGGCCTGCCAATACGTGAAATGCTTGCAAGGCGTCAACGACGGCTTATTGTAGAGTTTGTTGCTTGCGATGCCATAGCGCAGCATGTAGTCGCCCGCCGCCGCGATTGCGCCGTTGTCTTCTGTTACGATTTTCACGGTCATGGTGTCAAGCCCCGTGGCCTGTCTAAAATTGTCACCGCCATACGAACCAACGGGCTGCGCGGCATGGTTAAGCAAGTCGCGCCATGCGGCATTTACGTTGGAACGCGTGTTTATCATGGCACGTTTGGCATTGTTCACACTCTGATTGCGTGACGCCGACGCGTTCGCGTTCGATGTGGCTGCATTGTTGGCCGCAATACTGCTGCTTGTGGCGTTGCTTGCGTTCGTGTTGTTGGTATTAAGCGCCGTGGCTTGAATGTTCTGCGTGCCCGCCATTGCTATGCTGACGCTATTGGCCTGTCCATTGTATTTTTTCGCTGCGAACGCCGCCGCATCATTGTACGCTTGCTTGTAACCGGCTTCCGCCGCCGTCTTGGATGCACCGGTGGCGAAACTCGCCCCTGACAAGCCTATGCTTCCGGCTGCGCCGAGTCCCGCCGCCACCATTGGTGCCGCCGCGCCGCCCGTCGCCGCCGTAACCGCTATGCCGGTAGCCGCCGTACCTATCGCACCTATCGCGGCCGTGACGGTGCCGATCGCACTCGCCGTGATTTCCGTGTTTACGAGTTGCGTTGTCAAGTCCAAGGTGGCCGTGTTCATTTCATCGATTTTGTTGTTAGACGCACTAAGCAGCAAATTTTGTTGCGTCACGTTGTTTTTGTAGATTTCGTTAGACGCATTGTTTGAATTAGCCGTTACGGTGGAATTGAGTGCGTTCGTTAGATTCGTGTTGGCAATGCTGTTCGCATTGCTTCGGTTGGTGTTGCTCAATGCCACGTTAGCGGAGCGTGCGCCGTTTTCGTACGATATAGTGGCGTTTTCGCGTGCTTGCGCGACTTCGCGGTTGTATGCGTCGGCACGGTGCGCGTCGATCGCGCGACGTTGCAGCGCGTAAGTCGGTATGTCGTGCGATATGAGTGTTTTGAGTACGTCCGTGTTCGGCACGTCGGCGGTAATGTTAGTCCCGTTAATGGCGCTAATGCTAATTGACGTGTCACCGTCGCCACCGATTCCGTCAAGCCATGCGATTTGCCGCAATATCGGATAACTCAAGGATGTGATGATCTGTATCGAAAGGTGTCCGCAATCCGCTATTTCCACACGTGTTTTATTGCCGATATTGTCGGAAACCTCTAAGTGCGCGTAGGGTGCAAGATATAGTCGTGTTATTTGTTCGTATTCACTAGCGTATCCGAAATCGTCGATAGTCAAATCAATATCGGATAGTTTCGTTCGCGTGCCGCTGACCGTATGCCATTCGACGCCGTTCACACTGATAGCGTTACCAAGTCGCATCATGTTTGCGGTGGCGACGAAAACCGCTGTAATTTGCGACATGATATGTGGATAATAAGCGAAAAGCGTATCGAAATAATCGCTTGATATTTTGGACGATTCGAGCGCATATATGCTTACGTTGCTTGTAGTAAGATTATCGATTGAATTGTATGATGTGCCCGCGCCGGTGACGTTTGATGTGGAAATGTTTCCGGCACCCCACGAAAAATTCATTACCGTGCCGTCGGCATTACTGTATGTCGGGTCGCTGTCCGCAATGTTCGTACCGCGCGTGTCGCGCATGGTTTGCAATTGTTCAGGTGAAAACGTTGCGGCCACACAGATATATCTTGCACCGTTTTGCAGATTAACCGGCGTGCTTTTCCTGATATTCGATGCGGCGTTGCCATAGTCGACGTCGGGCAACGTGAAATCACGGCAATTCGCGCGCGGGTTTTTCAGCAGTTCTTGCGGTGTCATTTCCGTTAACGGCGCGTGTCCGCGTGCCAGCACCATTCCGTTAATTGTGGTGCTGTTGATATAGTCAGTCCATACGTCACGCATAAGCGTGCATGTTGTCGTGTTCGGTGCTTCCGCGCGTACGGAAGCTATGAAAAAATGATAGCGTGTCTGCACGTCGGTTTTTTGATACGGCGTATTGACAATATCATGTGAAAAGTCAACGACAATGTAATTGTATTGTTGTACCGTCATGTAAGGCACCGGCAATTTTATGCCGTCCGTGTCGGCGCGCGCGATATACATGTTCGTTGTCAACTTGACGGTTTCGCCGTCTAGGTTGTCAAACCATTCGTTTCTTGTGGCGTCATCGGGGAATTTCACGACGTCATGGTAATCATCGTACCAATTCACATGACACAACTTGATTATAGTGTTCGGAGTCCAAATATTGTAATCGAAAACGTTGCGGTACTGTTCGTATACGCGCGTGTCCGTGCCAGGGAACGTCGTTGCGTTTTGCAAATGTGGGAAGTCCATTTTCACACCCTTTCTTATATGAAAAAATGAGTGATGTTTCATGTGAAACACCACTCATTTATATCATAAATGATTTCAGATCATGCGACGGTGAACGTGCATGTTGCGGAATGTTTCGTAGTCTCGCCGTTCGGATTGATATACGTGGCGGTGCCCGTCACGGTAATGACGTCACCGGCCACAAGACCGTCACGCTGGACATGCAAGCGCGCTTGGTCATCCACGAACGTATTGACGTTGAGATCGAACGCCGCACCGTGCGCGTCATCCCCGCTTGCGGCATGATTCGCCGCAACCTCGTACGTAGCCGCGTTCGGTGCCACCTGTATGGCGGTTCCGGTTGGCGCGACGGTGGCGGTAAGCTTCGGTGTGAGCTGCATAAGATCGCCCGCTTTGACGGTGCCCGTGGTCGGGGTCAGCTTGAACCCGGTCACGGTCTGAGTCACAACCTTGATGGATGTGCCCGCGTCGGTAGTGAACAAGGCACACGGCGTAAACGGTGACACGCCATAAATGCCCCAGTGATTGAGATATAGTGTATTGGAAAGTGTTTGCGGATTGTAGAATTGCGTAGTGCCGTACAGCGTGTCTCGCGCCTGATACCAATCAGTCGATACAAGCAACGCCACCGCGCCATCGATACCGAGACTCGGCACCTGAATAATACGATACGGTACGTCGGCCTTATCCAGCTGGAAAACCGCGCTTAGCGCGTCGACATCAAGCGATGCAAGATATTCCGGTTCAATCAACAACACCATTTGCTGAGGATTAGCGTACGCCGGAATGTCGGTCACATTCAACGCGTTGTACTGCGTTGACGGGAACTGCATGCGTCCAGCGGTTGAGCGCAATGCCTTGAGCAAAGTCTTGGCGGTGGTTTCGTCGCTCGGCACCGCGTCAAGATGCACTTTGTAGAAACCAAGATTCTGCTCGTAATGACGTATCAGCGCAAGCATGATGTTCATTTCGTCGTAATTATCGGAATTACGTGGCGTTTCCATAATCTGCGCGACGAAACGGTTCAAACCAAAATCATCTACGAAAGCCTGACGCAATTCGTCATCAGTCCATGAAATCGGATATTGATCGCGGCGATTCATTTCGTAGAACCACACCGCCGCTTCAGGACGGTGCATTTTCAACAAATCTTCCGCGTCATCCTTGTAGCCGTGCGCCTTAATCCACTTGACGGCGATTTCCTGTACAGTCGAACCCCAATACAAATTTTCCTTTTTGAAAATCGACAACGGGTTTTCAAACGGCGCATTCTGCGCCATTACGGTCAGTCCGATACGATTGACCATGCTCCAAACACAGTCGTTCAAATATTGGCGGTTCATCGGGTCGAACAAGTAGCGCATGGTGTTCGCCACGCCGGTCTGCGTTGCGCTCGGAATACGCTGCTGATAATCGTCAGTGCCCTTGGTACGCACCTTATCCAAAATTGTCGCATTGTCTACAGCCATAATATTTTCTCCTATCGATTAAAGCGTGTAGTCTAGATTTTCCAAGTCTTCCGCCGCAGCTTGCGCGATTGCTTCCGCAGCGTCATCGTCGTTTTCCTTGACTGTTGCGCCGTTTTCAACCATTTGCGCAACGGAGTCGGTAAAATTGTCATATATGCCGTCGATTCGTTCGCTAATTGCGTCCGTGCGATCGCTTAATTCGCTAACCTTGTCAAGCACGTCGCGCAGCATGTCGCGCAAATCATCAAATTCGCCTACGCGGTGCGTTTCGTCGGGAGTGAGGTCATCGCGTTCGGCGGTGTCCCTTTCCTCGGTGGTTTCGTCATCCATTATTTTTCCTTTCATATATGAAAAAAAGCCGTGTCGGCGAACGAATACCGAACCGACACGACTTAAGAATAGCATACGTGCAACATGATTCACAACGATGGACGGCGCGCTTTTCCCTCACGGCCATATCATTGGCGGAGTCAACCGTGGTTATCAATGATAATGTTTTCTCGCCCTCGTTACGGCACCTTGCGTATGCCGTGGTTATTTTACACCGAAATTTCTAAGCATTGCAATTACAGCGTGTTGCGTTTCCACCGTGTCATAACGTAAATATCCTAATGCATAATATGACGTAAGATTTCTAATCAAGTCCTTTGCCACATTTGCCGTAAGGTAATTAAGTTTATTATCATCCGTCGTAATCGCAAAATATGGCACATGCGCGCCCGCATCATATTTTGAGGCCGCGAAAACGTAGCCGCAACGCAGATCAACATAAACGCCATACTCGCGCCGCAACCAACGGAAGACATACGTAAGTTTAGCGTGTTTGTGCGGTTTTTCAAGAAAATCAGTGTTATAGTGCTTGAATTTGTTTTTAGCGGTGACATCAGCGTTATTTTTCATCATGCGTCCCGCGACTGTGTTTTTCGTTTTCTGTTCAGCGTATTTATCATCTTCAACATAATCGAAAATACACGTTTTACCGTCAAGCCATTGCAAACCGTACTCGGGCTCCAAGGGAACATCATAATGTTTAAAATACGGATTATATGCGTCACACGCATTACCCAATAAAAAGATTCGCGGTTTACGTAGCTTGCTATCGTCGGCGCGTTCGCGCGTTACGGTGTCTACAAGATTCGCCAATTGTTCATATTCGTTGCGTAAATAATGATGGTATACATCGTCGGGGTCTATAATAATTTCATCCATGCAAATATTACGTACATTAACATATGTGCTTTTTTTCTTCTGCTGCTGTAATGATAATGGGATGAAATACCCACATGTCCGCCAATTTTTATCGCCATTACGACGTATTTCAGCTACCTTGTTATGCACCCTAAAATCGTAGTCCGAAAAAATATTATCCTCTATTATCCTGTCAAAATATTTTGCCGCCACGTCGTTATTTTCCTCTCGGTACCGTGTGACTTCAACAAAACAGATATTGTTTTTAATATAATCCTCTAACATGTACCGGCGCACGCCGTACGTCTTACCGAGGCCACGCGCGCCAATTATAAGATTTACGTCAGCGTCGCGCGGCAATATCTGTGTTCTAAGCCGATCATAATAATATTTCACCATCAATACTCACAATCATAGGTTTGCCGTCCCGTATAATAAGCTCGCGAGGCGTTGTTTCCGCATTCCTATTATACGTGTTTCGTATGTATGTCAGATTCTCGCCGTTAGCTTGTTTGTCCGATTCGCCTAGCCATCTGCCGGACGGATACAATGCGATCGCTTCGGGTACGTCAACATGATATGTCGCGCCCTGATAATCGGTGACGGTGCCGACGTACCTGTCACATACATGCGGACGATTGCGTTGCAACGTGTGGCAAATCTCATAATCTACCAATACGTCATAACCGAGCGATATTTGTACGGTTTCGCGGAAACCGTGCCCCGTATGCATGAGATCGGCTATAAAATCTTCAATGGTGTACACACCGTCCGGTCGCGGGAGTCCGGCGCAAGTGACATGCACGCGCCCGCCCGTGTCCAAACTAACGCGTGCCTTGTTCCACAATTCCATATGTTCGGCATAACGCGTGGCACCGCCACAGTCCTCAACCTCGAATTTTCCGATATGATCCAGCGTTGACGCCATGTCGGGCGCGGTGTTTCGGACGCGTCGCATGGTGCGGTTAATCGCGTTTTCTATCGCGTTATGTAGTGGTTTGAGCGCGTCCAGCAATTCCGCGTCGCTCACATCGTCATCGCAACTGATTTTGAGACTATCGGTGTCGCCGCCCGTGACCGTTACGCGTGCGCCGAAATGACGATATATCAGCATCATGGCTATCAATAGGTGCATTCTGCTGCCCGCTACGATTCGCATTCCGTACGTGTATAGAACGCGTGGTGTTTTCGGACGTTTTTTTGCGAAATTCTCGGGAGTGCATACCGTGATCTTATCAACTTCAAGTTCGCCGGTTTCCGTCACGCGATAATCCGCTTTCATAACGTCTTGTGCCTGTGTGCCGTATATGCCATTAAATTGCCCCTTAACGGTAGAGCCGTAATAAGATTGCAGAAATTTCATACTCAATTCACCTGTCTTCGCATCATGCGCGATACCTTCCGGTATCGATTCAGGAATATCCCCCGCGTATGGCACGCCCTCGGTGTACGCCTTGATAAGGTTTTTCACATCTGTTTTTCGTGCGAAAAGCATGTTGGATTGTAGGGTTACGTAATCGGGTGGAACAATCGTCTTAGTGGTTGCTTCACCGTGCAGTACATGCATTTCGTCAAATTCGTATACTTGCGCTATGTTCCACAATTCAATTTCATTGACATGTAATATGCATTCGTCCGCGCGATACAATTTACCGTAAGCGTATGTCGGGTTAACGGCACTGTCAACGTAACCGTGCGCCCTGACACTGTTTTCTTGCGTTTTCGCACGTTCGTTATTGCTGTAATCGGTGTCCGCTTGCAACGTTTTCACAAACTTGGAACGTGGGCATATTGCAATCCCCCATGTGTCAAAACATGTGTTTTTACGCAATCTGAGATTCGTAAATCGCACCGCCGCATGCAATCCCGTGAGAAACGGGTCATCATAGTTCAGCAACACATCTTCAAGCGACGTATTAACAATGCGTTCGCATGCGATTTGCAGAATATCCGTAGGCGCTGAGGCAAATTTCACCGGCAGCCGTCGTCCGTTAATGAATGCGTGATGCATCGACGTGACATCCAAGGACGCGACGTTATCCACGACAACACTAGCGGTTTTAGCGCTCGTAAACGTCAATCCGCCACGGAAACATGCCTTGCGAAGCGCATACGATTCATAATCCTTCGGAAATTCCTGATTGCACGTCATCTCGAAAGCGCGTTGCAATGTGATTTTCTTGCCACCTTGCAACGTGACTCGCCGTCCGCCGATCTCACGGCGTGCCATCTGCCGCACAAGCGATGTCTTGGTAAGCACGCGGCAACCAAGCATTTCCGGCGTGAGCCAATGGTTAGCGCGTAGCAGCCATTGCAGATATTGCGGAATTACCTGTACGTCACGCCGCGCGTAAAACAATTCCTCTTCGGTCAACGGTGTTTCAGGCGTGCGCACAAGTGAGTAATCCCAATCGCCCACCGCTTTCGGCAATCCGCATGTTTCGCCCATCGCGCGCAGTCCGCCCGTTTCAAGATAGAACGTATCCCAAAACCGGCACACCACATCATCGCCTACGCGCAAATCGAGCGTGTACACGCTTGTGGCTGTCTGTGCGTTGACCTCGATCGCGTACGACTGTGCCAATTCCAACATAAGAGTTTGCATGTCGAACATAAGATTATAGGCCGCGATTATCGGAACATAGCCGTGCGCGCGCCCATGTTCGATAAGATCGTCAATATATGTCAGCGCTTCGGACGTGTGCCGGTAAAACCGTACATCGTCCGTGTCGGGAGTGTACGATTCCAGTGGCGTATTACGCAAATCGTTGAAAATGTATAATATCGGATATGCGCGTGTTTCGGCACCTTCGCCAATGTTCGTTGTTTCGGTGTCGAATATCGCCGCTACCTTAAATTCCTTGCGTTCTTTCATCGTATTACGTCGGGTGAAACCGCTAATAGCCATATCGGGCTTCCGCCGTCAACGTCCGTATAATCCTCTAATTCGCCCGTATGCGTTTTCATACGTTCGGCATATCGCAACGCTTTTTCGTTGCGTGCCATAATCGTATCAAAGAGTTCGCTTAATGAATCAGCGTCATACGCTTTCATGATCGCTTCAAGTCGTTTGTTCGGCGGAACGTTCGATTTCTGCCATATGTTTTGTGTGTATCGCCAAAACACCTTGACTTTTTCCCGCCCGAGATCACCCAACGCGCTCGGCATTCCTTTGGACGCCATGCGCATTTCCTCACGGAAAATGTTGAACGAACGCGCACGCTCCCTCGCACGTCCTTTACCGCCGCGTACCTCGCTCACCTGTTGCACGAGTTTATCGGCGGTTTCGTTCGCACGCTGATACAGTTCATTCCGTATGCCGCTATTACGGACACGGCCAACATACGTGTTTTTCAACTGCGTTTCAAGTCGCTGAATGTAAGCGCGGCGTGCGTTCGCTTCACTTTCGGGCATGGTGTCGGTAATACTTTTTTTCAGACTGTTTATAGCGCGACGTACGCGCTTGCGTTTCGCAGTCAATAAGTCCGCTTGTTTATGTGCTCTAGGCATATTCACCGCCTTATAAAAAAGTGCCATAGCATGTATGGCACTTTTGTTTCATTCCGAACTACTTGATTTCAAGCGATTTCGTGGAACGGCCACCGCCCAGCGAGGTCTGCTTGACTGCAACGGTGATGCCGTCCGGTGCGTTGAAATCGGGGAACATATCGTAGATATCCAATACGCTACGGTAGATACCCTGTGACTGACTGAAATACGTGTTGCCGTCTTTTCCGAAAAGATAGACGTTTGCGCATTTCTGACCGGTCTGAGAACGGACACCGGGCGCGATGTAAACGCCGATAACCGTCAATGGTTCCGCGCCGCGTTCGTTCAGCGACAATGCGTTATTACGTGCGTTGACGATGGCGCGTTTTCCCTCGAACGTGCTGTTGTCCATCGTGCAAATATAACGATAGAGGTCAGCAGTGTTCTGTGCGGTTTCATTCACGGTGGTGTCGTTCATCTGTTCGTTTTCCTCGTTCATTTCAGTTCCTTTCAGAATTCAATATCTTTATCGTTGTCAGTATCGTTGTCAGTATCGTTGTCGGTATCGGTGCCGGTTACGTCAGTTGCGACACGTTCCGCGTGCTCAATGAACGTATCAACGTCCATGACATACGTGTTCTTGTTTACGGTAATATCGTCAACCAAAATATTGACAATACCGGCGTCCATAAGCACTTTAACGGCCATTTCAACATTACGAACGTTTCCGTTAGTGTGAAATGTCTGTTCCACACCGTCCCTGTCATAATAGCTTATGGTGCTGTCCGCGATTACCTTACGTATCTTTCGCATGTTTGTTATCCTTTGTATCTGTTTTTATTTTCTGTCAACCATTTTGGCGACATAAATATTTATAGCACAAAAATCGGCGTGCGCAAAAATCGGCGTGCGCAAAAAAAGCGACACGCCGATTATTGATATTGATTCTCAATAACGCAAAATCTGCCCCGGATAAATCAGACTCGGATTAGACAAACCGTTAAGCGACGCGACACGCGCCCAATCTGAACCGAACACTGACCACAAACTATCACCCGGCACAACCGTATACGTGCGCGCCACATTCGACTGCGCAACCCCGCCATAGCACACAGTTTCACCCGGATAAATCACAGCCGGATTGCCTGACACATACCCGTGCCACGACTGCCACGGCAACAGTCCAGTACGCGCGGCAATACCGGATAACGTGTCACCCGACGCAACCACCACACAAGCAGACTGCGATACATTGCCCCCGGTGTTCGTTTCCGGCGCGGATACATTCGTACCGTCGCCATGCGCGTATGCGTCCCACTGCCATCGTTCGCCCCGAAAATAATTCAAGTCCAATCGTCCGGCATATCCCGACACATATCCATTCGACGTATACTGACGCATGGCTTCACCATACGCGCCATATAACCACGGCGTTTCCTGATAGCCGGTTACGTTCATCGACGCATACTGCGCAACCCATACGCCGCAATGCTCCCGCACGAACGAAGTAAGCTGCCCCAGCGCGGACGCCTGAACATAGACAATCGGCCACACCTGAGTACGGTCATGCACATGACGTATCCACATTTCAACCCACGCGCCATTACCAAACTGCGGATTATCCTGAGCTTCCCAGTCCAAAACAAGCACAGCGTTTCCAACATATCCACGTACGTTGTCTATGAAAAAATCAGCTTCCGCGTTCGCGTCATGCCCCATCGCGTAATGATATACGCCGACGCTTTTGCCGCTGTCCATTGCACGCCCAAGTTGATAGTTCGCTGCCTGATTCACACCGTTGGTCAGACACATGTTGTTGAAACCGCCGATACCCCATGTGGCACCCGCCACGACGAAATCAGCGTCAAGCGCGTACGTATCAATATCACACTGCCAATTGCTCACATCTACACCGCGCATGTCCGCACTTGCAGATGGCACAAAAAGCAAGGACAATGCGCATACGCATACCAACACGCTACGCCATACTCGCATCATTATCCCCTTTATTATTCTTAAGCAATGTAATAAGTTCTTCGGTCAGCACATTGTTCTTAGTCATCAAATCATTAAAATCGCTGAACGTCGTGGCAATAAACCATGCCATTCCGCAGCACGCGACAATCGGGAACCCTACACTTCCGACAACGGTTACAATCGAACTAATATCCATCAAATCACCTCACAAAAAAGGTCATGACACATCGAATGACATGCCATGACCAAATATATCACAATCGCGTGGCCTATCCGGGATTTGAACCCGACCCGCACATTTTATAAGAATGCCGCTCTAACCACTGAGCTAATAGGCCATCACCACACCTCACCCCCGCCACAACCCCCGCCGCATCAAATCAACCATATCACGACAATGCGTAAACACATAATCCGACACATACGAATCACATTTAAACCACTTCGTACTAATAACAACGGCCTTAACACGCTGTTCACCACGTACCCTATAACCTTTAACAAAATCACAAGTATTACGCTTACAAAACATACTCAATCCTCTTTTTTTTCAATCACCGATTAATACGATAACCTAAACAGAGTGCGCCCGGAACGTAAAACACGCCATCGTCAAGTACATCCCTAAGCCCGTATGCGTCAATGCAATCAACAAACCGAGTTTCAATTAAGCAATCGGACGCAATATCAACGAAATACACAAACACATCATAAATACTATTCACGTTAAAATCAATTGAATTAGAGAGTGCTTTAAGATTCATAAAACTCATTTTATTTTTTCCTTTCATCGAAACCGACACTTACATAATACCACACCACACAACACGATACGCCACAACCACACCGCAATCCCACGCGCACATCCGCGTAGCACACATCACCGCACATGTCAACACGGCACGGCGTGTCGGGTGTATCATGCCCGCTTAATGGGAACCGTTCTCAATAAGGGTTGTCTA